GGTATAGGCCATTTGTCGTTACTCCGTGTTCCTTTATTTAGCGGATCTTAATCTACTCATATTTATGCAGCGCTCAAATTTGTCAAGGTCTGTATGCGCACCGTATAATCGATTTGTATCTGGCGATTCAGGCTCTTTTGCACCGGGTGGAAAATCACATGGGTGATCAGCATGAGATCGTCGGCGGATCCCTCCCAACTCTTGAGTCCCAACTCATCAAATACAAATTCTCCATCAAAATTAGTACTATTATCAAATGCTTGCTGTCCAGCGGGCTCGCCGTAATCCAATAAACATGTTACCAAAACGTCGGTATACACAGTGCCTGTGGTATGTAACACAGTGAGATTATTACGTGTGGGATCTGTATTGGCTGCGCTGTTACCGTCTACTACTTTGATGTATGTTTGATTATATAAATCAGCATTGGTGCCAGTGGTATTGGGCGGTAGGTAGGTGATCACACCTGTGGGATCTACGGCCGATCCACCATTGCCAAACGCCATAGCATAGATGAATCCTAAATTTTTGTTGGCTATGCTCTGGGCCAGCGCAATACTCATGTTTTCGTAATGTATGGCATTCTTTTTATCGACAAAAACTTCTCCCGAATTGGGGTCGTGTATTTTGAGGAATCCTTGTACGGTTACTGGGCCTAATGACATCATGATCTTTTCTCCAGCAGCACTTCTTGGTTGTTCGGATCAAAAATCCTTACAAAATCATCAAGATGCAATTGACCAGCTTCGTTGGGGCGAGCCGGGACCGTGGCAGGGTTTTTGTTGATATTGTGTTTTTCTTCGCTTTGCATCGTGTTATTTACCATGATTAATCGCCCCGTATAAACCTAGCAGCCGCTGTATTAGTTTCCTGCAAAGGAACACCATCGCTGGGTGTTCCGGGGCCGGGCTGGTACCAAGTTAATCCTTTTGATACTTGTATAGTTACCAGCGATCCAGCAGCAGGAGGTTCATCAAATGTCACAGTGACTGGATCTGCAGATATCAACTGATAACCTGAAGTTTGTAGCGTGCCACCAACCCAGACACGCACCGCTTCTTGGGTTTCGGTGCCACTGAGTCCGGTCACCGATATATCGCTGGCTACAAAAGTAGTGGTTACTCCGTTACCCAGGAACGGATTCGGGTTTAATGGGTCGCTGGTGTCTAGCGGAGTGCTGATTATCTCATCCTGATATTGTATAGGTAACAAATTCCCGAAACCGATATCTATCACTGATGCACCTTGTGCGTGTTCTGCGGCTCCAGTACCAGCGGTACCGCGGCGCAATCCGGACAATGTGTTATTGCTCAAATTACGTGTTCGATAGGTTATACGTTCACCATCTATTGTTATCTGTCCAAATATACCTTGCTCAAGATTGGGTTCGCTTAGACGGCCGGCGTCAGCCACATAAATGACATCATCAATGGGCGATAATGTTTGCAACAATGACGTGGTGGTTTCCGGTGTGATGCGATAAGTCAATTGTCGGCCGCGCATGTCTTGGAAGATTCTGAAGGCCATGGGTCCGGGCACCACGCTTTGTGTAAAACTTGTCACTGACAACACCGCGGTTAAGTCAATAGGCGCACCCAATATTTCGATCACACTACCGTCGACCGTATAGTTTATACCTTCAAACAAGAACATTCCGTTCAAGGTAACCATCAATCGGCCAGAATCCGTAATATCTCGACCAGTATCAAATCGATTGATCTGTATTATAACTCCAGTTCCATAATCAAAACTTCCTGGAGCACCAGTGATATCGCCTTCGTCATAGAGTGTGGTATCGTATCGCTGATTGACTTGGGATCCAATAATTTCGGGCCCCACAAATACTTGTGTCAGTATATTTTGTTCGGCGGTATCATTCCATGTAGTAATAGCGATGATATCTCCTACCAACGGAATCAACGAAGCTGATGATTTCCAAACTACATTACTTCCGCTGATAAAATAGTCAGCTGCATGATTTACTGATATCAATACTTTGGCACCTACAGCGGGAGGATTGGTCAAAGTAACTGTAAGATCGCTGGAAAGATCAAATGGATCTAACACAAAATCTATGCCTAATGTCAATGGTTGATTATTGACATTAAACAGTGACTTCGTTGCTGGATACTAGACTCTGATCATATCCGCCGCGTGTGGGTAATTCATTAAACTGTCGTGCTTCCATCGCCAAGATATTCTATTCCTTCGGCTGGACGACAACGACGACCATTGACCGTGATCAATATGTTGGCACGGGTTGGTGCCAGATATATTGTTGCTCAACACATAAGACAATGACCCATCTGCTACAATATATTGAGTGATTGGTGTGCTCCAGCCCTGGTTGCCATTCACTGATTGTCCAAGGACGGTGACTGTTGCTAAATCATTGATACCCAACGGGGCAGTAAACGTAATAACAGTCGAATAATCACCAGATTGGGCCCAAGAGTAATTGTTCACCGGTACACCATTGACAAATATCACTATGTCTGTGATCAAAGATGTTTGCACTGGAATCTCGATGACTGGGCCAACGATCGAACCTTGGAAACTTCCTTGATAGATTTGATTGCCGCCACCCAGTCCATAGGCATCAATGGTTAAAACATCGTTGATCGACACACCGGATACCATCGTGATCGTGTTGTTAATCCAATCTACAGTATAATCAAGGGAAGGTAATAGTTCCAATCCTAATGTGACATTAAACACACGGAGAGTCACAGGATATGATAGCAGTCCACCGAAACTATAAGTGCTTGGCAGAGAGACAACTTGGTAGTTGATAGACTGTATCGCGAATCCGTGACCGTTGCCTTGCCAATCTGCGCCGGGAGTAGTGTAAACACGGAAATCCAAGGTATCAAATATTGCGCCCGGAACTAATTCCTCGGGGGCATGACTAGAATACGTGTCTACGAACGCACCACCATCGACTACGATGGGATTTGGTCCACCGTTGGGGGGATCTCCATCGTAAGCCGGCGCCGGCAACACACCTAGATACGGATCTGTAAACTCGCTCTCGTAGATAGCGTCAAGTATGGCTGGATCGTAAGTGGGTCGACCTTCTGGACCATAACTGATGTTATCATAAGGATTGATATCGTAGTTACCTACATCGAATCCTGTGTTCTGGCTGAAATCGGGACCATAAACTTGCACACCGGGATAATCTACACCTGTGATCAAAAGGACCAGATCCAGACCGGGTTCGTTGGGTCTTGGCACATAATAACCCATGGTACGATCGACGCCCGAAAGATCACTTGCCGGAACTACCGTCCAGTTATCAGGATCAAATTCATTGGATGAGCCTGATTGTGTGGCTTCCCATACTATATCTCGGTAGCGAACCAGATCACCGGATGTATAGACCGTGCCCGGTTGCCATTCTTCAAAGGTAGCTTGATACTGATAACGATCGTACTTGATCGTGGTCTTGATATTTCTTACCAAGCTATTGCCCATGTTGGTTACCGCGACAGCCCCGGACCCGTTGCCACCTATCAAGAAAACTAGGGCGGTTGTCGTGTAACCATCACCGGTATCCGTGATGTCTATAGACACTACCCGGCCGGCGCTATTGATCCGTGCTACGCCGGTGGCCTGTGTGCCAGCATATGCCAATATTGCGGTCCCGTCACTCTCAGAGCCCGATGTAAATGTTGGAGCGATTGTTCCAGTGATTCCACCTAGGATCACAGTATAAAGATTTCCATCGTTGGCGATCTGGTCACCAGTTGAGTAGGCCGTGGATGGTTCCCATGTTACTCCAAACACCACCTCTGGAGGAGTAGTATATCCTGATCCGCCATTGACCACGGTTGCACCCTGGATGCCTAAGAGATAATTCTGATACCATTGGTTCCATGGCAGAGTCTGCCAGATCGGGCTGTTGCTAGGCGTGCTGGATGTGGTGCTGAGATCACCGATGTCGTCTAACACCGGACTCACAAATAGATTTTCTTGTGCGTTCCAATAAGCTGGTACATCAAAGTCCGTGACCGTGCCCTGGTATTCGTCAGACCCTTGGTATATGAGATTGAACTCGCGGATCTGCGTGTGATAGGGTTTGACTTCTTGGATATAGTTCAAGACGAAATCTTGGTTGTCCAATCTATAGATCTGAAAGGGTTCCAGATTGCGGATGACGTGATCCACATCGATCAAACTGGTCTTGGTCAGCCACAGCGGAGCGATTTGTTCGCCTAAGATATAGTTGAAGGTCAGGATCAACAGTCGATTACGCTCAATGGCTAAATCATCAATGAAAATCTCCTCATTGAGGCTTTGCAAGATCTTGCGTGTTTCAATCACTGGTTCTTGATCAAAATATTGTGCATCAAAAACTTCCACATCGAAACCGTAGCGACCAATAGAATAATCCCATATTTCTGGCGATATTTCGATGGTTCCGGCTTGTAGAGCTACACGCACCCAGGTACCGGCGGTAAGACGATAGATCTCCCAGAATCCACGAGCGTTGGCTGTGACTTTGACGCTGCTACCATCAGGCACAGTAATAGTATCTAAGGCTGAATAGTTAGGAACTTCTGCCACCAATAATGTGCTGGGATCGTAGCCAGGCTGATACCAATCAATGTACTGCCAATATTTGGGAGTATCATAATTTTGTACACGTATCAATGTCAATTCTTTAGATCCGGGCAAAGAACCATTTTGCACTTCATAAATGGTCCACAGACCGTTGTTGATGCTATCGTTAAGGACCAAATATCGATAGCCTACAGCAACCACAGCGAGGTCTTGATAACTGAGTTCGGCCAGATTGGCTACCTCTTTGTTCCATTCTCCCGACGACGTGCTAGGTACAGGCTCTCTGCTTTCTAACAACGAGAAACTGCGTATTTCTCGTATGGGTAGATTTTTTATCACAGAGTTGGCCTGCTGCAGATAGTTTTGTAGGGCCAAGAATCTATTGACAAACATGCTCTGACGCGGACGGAAGGCTACACCATATCTCTCGCTCTCGGGTAAGAAAGGATCAGGCACAGCATTACCTACAGTATCATATCCCGAGAAACTGTCTAACCATTTGCGATAGCTGGTGGGTATCAAGAATCCATCATCACGATTCTGTGCTATGAGATTGTATTCTACGTGTACCGCATCATCGTTAGGGGTTTCGTCATACTCCACATGGATCACTGTGTCTTCAGCAGAGATGTAAGGCAGACCGTTATAGATGGCGATGGTGCTGGCATTGATGGGTGCGATATAAGAGATACCACTGGATTTGGGTGATTCGATATAACGAGCCACGGTCTCTGCGCCCAGCGTCTTTCTCGCGGCTCGATTTACTGTGCGTATATTTTTTGCCCAGAAATAATAAACGGGCTCTATGATGCCTTGCTCGTTGACCCCAGTGACAGAAACATAGCTTTCTGTGTCGCGCGGTTCGCCAGGGCCGGTATATTGTGCAGGTGGCACTGTGCTGGAGATCCATTGATAAACATTGACTGTGCTGCCCGGGAACAACTGCGCCCAACGACGACTGGCATAGACGATGTCATCTTGATTGGGATCAATAAATCTCGCTTCTGCTGTATCCCACCACATCTGTCCTACACGCTCTTCGGCCCAGCGCTGTCCATAGTTGTTGACGGCTCCGACATTGTAAGCTGCGGGATCAATGGCACCAATATAATCAAGATTCTGTCGTACCGCACCTAATAAGCGACCCTGTAATGGATCAATAAAATCAAAATATTGTTTGGTACTGGCAGTGAATCTATCATACATGAACACAGTGTTCAAGAGATCGATGTCGACTACGGGGCGTTGGATGCGGGTGACAGTCCAGGCGGATCTGCGATCCTGATTGACAAATTCTACCACTCGACCCGATTCTGATATTGAGCTGTCGTCGTCATAGCCGGGCGCACCGCACAACAAAGTACCAGTGGTATAGTTAACCGATGCACCAAATCTATCATACGGTGCGAGACTGGTTGGCAATATCTGCTGACCAAACACAAACTTAGATGGGTTTGAAATTGAGGGATCGGCAGCCGGCAACAAGTCAAAGGTATAAACCGCTCCGCTATTAGGCACGGGATCTGCGAAGTTCAGGCTGGAGGCGTCAAATGTAGTGGTTCCTCCATCGAACGTGCAAGGCTCAATGGCAGTAGCATCCGGAGCACCGATCACCAGATTCAGTGATGTTTCGTTGATGTATATGCTTGATCCAAAGTGCGCATAGGATTGTTCCACGGGACTAGTAAAAGTCTGTACCCATGCCAACGGAGCTAACCCCAAATCTTGGAATACCGTTCCAGTGCCCGGTAATACCTGTAGACGATTACCGGCGATCGCTGTGCTTGGGTTCTTAACGAAAATCATCAATCGACCATCGTCAACTTTGGCCGTCACATTGGGTATAGTAGCATCAATAATATTTTTCGCCATCTGCTCTACGTAAGTGAATCCAGCGCCTGGCGCCGTGACCTCAACGAAATAATTATTGATACGCAAAAAATCTCCGGGTGTCAGTGTAGGATTTTGTATCGTGCCAGTCAGAGTACCGTAAACACGAGCTTGATTAATCTGATAGTCCACGCTACCGGCTTCAATTAACGATTGGCTATCGCGGGGTGCACCTATGTAAAGGCTACAATTACTAGCACACTGATCGAGGCTAGATCCGAATCCTGAATCACTTGATGGTGTCTCGGTCGCGATCTCTTGCACAAAACTGATTTGATTGGTTTCTATTTCAACAATGTCTCCCGCGGCTGGTGCGTTATTAAACACAATGGTGTTAGAACTATCATCGTTAACTGTGTAATCACCATTAACATTGCCTTGGTTGTTGATTAAAAACGAACCATTGAGGGTGACACTGACTGGTGAAAGATTAAGACTTTCTTGTGGTTCAAATATCGTGGTACCAACTGGAAGCTCTGGAGTACCGACCTGGAACCGTTGTACCGAACGATCAAAGATAAACACACGTCCTTGATTTTCTTGGCCCGGTGCTCCTATCGCGACTAATCGACCATCTGTGGTAGTAGCGATTGAATGACCAAATCTAGCATTGGCATCTAATGCTGGGGTTCCTGGTACAGATCCATCAATCTCAAAAACTTTACGATAATGAGATCCGGCACTAATACGGATCGAAGCCCCAACGGACGGCGGTGACCCGAATAATAGAAAAGTTCCTGTCAATACATAATCTAATACGGGTCTTTGTAATATATCATTGACATAAACCGACACACTATCATATCCATCAATTCCGTAGATATCAATCAGAGGATATCCCGCCGTTGACCCATCGCCGGTTAACGATTTAGTCAGGCGGCGTGCGATAATAATCTCAGAGTCTGCAGCAGGCGCGGTCAAGAAAACCACGAGTTTTTGGCCAAGATCTACTGAGTAGTTGCCTGTTTGTGGCACACCATCAATTAATACGGCCAACTGACTGCTTAAATCAACATCAACTGATCCGTCGAATGAATAAACGGTGGTGCCACCATCGCCCTGATATTTTATAGATTGTAGTGCTACTTCAATCAATCCGTATCCATACACACGACCAGTTGAGCTGTTTGCTCCAGGAGCGCCGATGTATATCCAGCGTTCATCTTGACTGATAGCGACGCTGTATCCAAATTCATCTCCGGCAGATCCGGCAGTGTCGAGTAACAATTGATATTGTACGAATACATTGCTGGTAGGCAGATGATAGATGATCGTCGCATACCCTTGTGACCCGAGACTGTCAGGTGCTCCGACCACAGCCCAGGTTTGATTCCCCCAATCCAGCGAAGATCCGTAGCCTGCCACATCGGTGGTACCCAGCTCTAGTATGATATTTTCTACATAGCGATTTGTATCATCTTTGATGTAGGTATAAATCGCACCGCCTGCACCGTATCCGGGTGCTCCGACAAGGGCAGCGAGATTGTTTATACTCTGTGTCACGCTGGCACCAAATTGGCTTCCGGCCACTGGTACCGATAAGGGTGCATCTCTTCTTGCAGAAAATGGTTGTTGTTTTTGTAGAACCATCCACTGATTGTTGCTGTTATCATCAACCCAGGTACGATCACCAGGTAAAATAGATTTAGAATATGGCAGGGTTGCTACATCTGATGCTTGTGCTACTCGGGCGGTCTGTAAAGTAAATCCCACCCCTGTGCCTGCGATGACGGTCTGTCGCCCGGTGAATGAATAATTGATGATCACCTGGTTTAGAGCAGGAACTGATAATACTCGATAAGTTCCATTGACTGTATTGTCAAAGAAACGTATAATCAATAAGTCGTTTACATCAAGTTTATGTGGAACCGTGAACTCGACCAAGGATCTGCCATCGAGATTGTCAGATACCAATATGATATCACCTGGTACAGTTTCTATACGGAACACACCCCAATCATGGTTGTTGACTTTGGCCGCCCAGATTGTTTTTCCAACTCCAATCTCGTTTAATTCTGCTCCATTGGTGGTCTGTTCGGTCGCAAAATCATCGAGATCAAACACCGTAAAATCAACATCTTCGAGATTGACATATCCAGCTGTGGGCAATCCAGCATCTTTTACTGGTGCTATCACTGTTGGCAATATGTTGGGGCTGGTCAACGGGTCGCTGGTCTTGTAAACATTTTGTAACAATACCGTCTGATCTGCTTGTGAAGTTTGCTGAGGTTGGATCACTTCGACCAAAGAAGGATCACTACGGAGTTTTGCCGCATCCAACAATAGTTCAAAATAATTTCTATTGGCCGTGGCGCCATAGCTTCCGCGTAGCAGAGCCCAATACTCGTAAATTTTGTACTGTGCTATTTCTTTGCTGAGGTCTGCAAAACTGAATATCTCGGCGGCACGTGTCGTACCTTTGCTACCTAAGAATTGCTGATATAATTGTACTTGGCTGACATCGTCGAGATTGAGTGCGGCCATATAATCGCGTGGACGGAAACCAATCAATCCGTAACTGAACAGGTCGGTTTCATTTTGCAAGGAAGCATCATAGACCGAATAGGCCTGTGCTAACTCATCGCTGGCATTGGCGGCATTGGGCAACAGACCTTTTTGTATCTGATCATAATCACTCTTGATCCAGGTGCTGTAATCAAACTCTTGGCTGGGCTGGATGATGCGGCTAGCGGACCAATATTCTCCTTTGAACAACACGATCTCACCTTTGGCATAGGACTGATTTGGGATCCATTCTTGTATGTTGTCTTGATTCAACACAAATCCAGGAGCATTTACGGTACCATTCCAGTCTCCGGAGATTACTCCTGATACCTGGATGCGGCTCTGCCGGGCTCCTGTGCGAGGATCATATATGAGATCATTGAAGATGCTCCGGTTGTCCAGCACTACCATGTGTTCGTAAGCAGTAAAGCTCACATTGAGATAGTTGATAGTGTTTTGGTTAAAACTGGTCACACGGAAGGTATTGCCCAATCTTTCTAGCACTAATTGTTCCGGTGGGATAACTTGTCGATTCTGATTTAATATGAGATTCTTGGGGCGCGGATCCGCCAAACTATCTACCACAGCTTGGGGACGAGTTACAGAAATACGTGTGGCGCCGGGATTTAAATTTATGATCGCACCCGGTGCCCATCCTTGGTTGCTCCAATATAAAAATTCCTGGCACATCTGCAACCAGTCAAGGATGTATCCGTTTTCTTGATTTTCAAATACAAACCCTTGGCGTTCCAATAATAATCCATAACTGTACAAGAAATCACAGACCGCGGTCCTATTGGTGAAGGTGTAGCCATAGGGAACCTGAGTTACATTGTCGCTGTGTTCGGTAGCAATACGTACCGAGGTGCTGTCGGCACCTTGCCCGGCTTCGATCACTATAGTAGTACCGTTGGGGCGACTGGTCAGTATTTCAAAATATGGTTTGGTCGCGCTGTATCCAAAAACCTGCCACCCGGTATCTGTGAGCTGGACCACTATTGAACTATAAGTGATTTCGCTAAATGGTTGATTCTTGTACAACAACAACTGATAGCTTTCATCTGGCAAAAGCAAGCCTGCATTACGGCTGTTAGGGGTGGCTCTTTCGGTATAAAGCCGAAGATATTTTTTATCAGAATACCCAGCTAATCTCCAGCAGAGATGTATACCAATGTTTGAAAGTTTGTCGGTCAGGCGTTGAGTGCTGTTAACTCCCAGCTGACGATTGTAATCGATTATCCAGTTGATGTAGCTGGCTTTGCTGACACCATCACCATAAATGGGGGTCAATCTTTTGGCATCGAGACGATAGCGACCGTCCCAGAGATACTGTGCCAGATCGGGCTGATATACATAACGATCGCGATCGGCCAGCAGACTGAAAAACTTTGCAGGTTTGGTCAGGGCCAATAATCTCATCACAGCGAACGGCCAGCTGGAACTGGTGCGCCAGACATTTTCAACTGGGCCATCATCACCGAATGTCCAACTACGACGGAAACTGGTTCCATCATAATTACCCACCGTGCTATCGATTGGTGGCAATAATTCGCCTTCGCTACCCGAGGGGATGACATTTGTTAAGCCAGGGCGTGCAAATTGGGGTAAGAAATATTCTCCGTTAGGATCTCTGACCCGACCTTGTGCCAGATCGTGCCATAACACCAAGTTACCGGAAGTATAAGGTGATGGACCATAGTAGTTTTCCCACCATGTCGGTCGTTCACTGAATCCCAACATCTCCCAAGGACGTGTGTTGGGAGAAATCGTGTCGTAAAAATAATTGTAGATACCTCGCCAGGCACCTAATAATGGCTCACCATTGAGCTTGTTGCCACTCTGGCTGTAATTATAGGTAAACGGATCATTGGGGAGATATGTTTGTGTTGCATACTCTAACTTGTTCCATCCGACCCATGTCAGGAAATCGCTGGACAATATCTCGTTGATTTCTGCCAGGCTATAATCTGTCTCTCTAAATTGTCCAGGAACGACCTCGGATTCTAGAATAGGTACCGGGGTAGATATCTTGATGTTGTTAAAAATCCTAGTTTCAAATTCTAATAAAACTTGATCTCGGTAATCACCAAATGCCACAGTGATGGACCCGTCGTGCCCACGGATCACTAAAGTAGGATTGACGTAAGTCTGATCTAGGTAAATTTCCGGGCGAAACTTTGGATACAATCCCATCTTGCTAGGGGTGTTAGGCACATAGGTGCCATATGTAGCGGAAAATTCTCTAAATTCAATCAGATCACCTACTATAAGATCTCGCAAGAATGTCACGGTCCGGCTATCATCGTTGACCACATAATCGTATCCGCGTGTTTGTATCGCAGAATTAACATAGACGTTTAGCCCAAGATAATTGCTGGAGTTATAATCATAGGTCCGGCGTGTATCAAATGTATTAGTTGATATCAACGACACAGTATAAGTCGTAGATGTGTAATTCTGCCCGGCAGGCAACATATCACCCCAATAGAAGGGGCTTTGATTAGTTTTGCCTAATGAGATTTCTGACAATACAAGATCTAATACCTGCGTGGGAGTATTATTGACGAAATCCCCCTTGGAGGCCAAGTCCATCATTAGAGCTTTAAATTTCTCATATTCTTGGCTGTTAAATCTCAGAGCATCAACTATTTCATACTGTCGTTCTCTCAAGAAAGGACCCATCAGAGTCAACGGCGAGGAATTCTGTACGATATTGGTACCATAACGTAGTATGTTTCCAAGATCTCGTGTATTGTTGGCCCCGATTATAGGTCCCTGTATATTGGTAAGATTCTGTCCAATGGTTTCGTACTGAGAGCGAATGGTACCAAGAGTAAATGAATCACTGTTCTCATTAAGAGGATTGTTTTCAAGATTTAACGGTACCTGGTAGAATGCCACAGCACTGGGTTGATCGCTAATGGCTTGAACTTCCAACACCGATCCAATTTCTGCTCCATTGGAAAGAGTAATAATAGTAGTATCACCTTGTATCTCTACAGTATATTGATCAGGGTTGATATACTGTGTACCTTGGAATATTTGAACTGGCACCGAAAGAGAAAAAAGATCAACGGGTACATCCAATACCAGTGGAGATCCATCATAGATGAAACGGAATACCTGACGGCTACGATTTTCTACTATAGAATCTTGCCATCCAATTTCTCTGCTGAATAAAGTCCGATCTAGATATTGGCGAACAAATCCTGTGCTAATTTCTTCTTCAAAACTCACACTGTCTCGGACATATAAGAAAGTATCTGTATAAAGGTAATTTTCAAAAACAATGTCGCCGACGTTGTTGATATTGAGATATTTTAAAGCAAAACCTAGCACATCGTCAGATCTGGCTGTACCTCCCAAGGCATAACCAAACAATCGGCTACCTGCAAAAGTTGAGCTGGGATAAACCGAGAGTTCGCTGAAACTGATGCCGTTGGTATCATAGACATCAAATAACGGTGCCTGATTGACTCCGATCTTTTGTTGTGCTAATATCCAGTCTGCCCCGTTGAACCAATAACTCTTTCCTTGTTGAATGTTACCGCTGAGACAGACCACGGTCTGATCCATCAGTGCCTGAGCATCAACTACGGGTGTAAGATTAACGATCTTGGCTGAGTTGGGATCACCGTCGGGGTCAATGAAATTTACCTCGTATATACGATTCCGAACCTCGGGGTCTCGATCCGCAGCAAAAATTACTCGACTCCCATCTATGAAAGTATACCCATCAGTGACATAACCCAGCTGACCGTTGATATTGCTGAACGCATCGGTGGCTGAAAAATCAATGATGTTGACCGGTAGTTTAGCTTCAGTGCCAAAATTAAACAGACGTATATCAGATCGGAATTCAATGATAGGTCGTTTACCTCTCTGGTCATTGTCTAATATTGGCACAGAATTGTTAAGTTCGGCGGCATATCGGATGACATCAACATGGAACCAACGATTGCTACGGCTCCAGGCATTGCGATCTCGACTACCTCGATTGATAGTGATATAATCTGGTACGATTGGTGCGTTCAGCGTGCCGTCATAATTGCCAAAATCATATGGCAGGCTATCGTAAGGCTCTGACAAACTTTCAGTATAGGTCTCGGGAGTGACCAATTCGCGCACTGGTATCAGTCGTATGCCGTTACCTATCGTGGCGCCCAACACTCCTTCAGACGGCAATGGTGCTCCTACCGGATACCCTGTGCCCCGATTGGCCAGGCTTTCTGCCACAGTATCATATATGTACTGTTGGAATTCAGTTTCGCTGTGTACGGATCCGGTCAATCGTTGATTGTTAAACAGATGCCATGGTCCGAAATATGCTTCCCCATCAATAAATCCCACTCTGGCATCCACACCAAGTCCGGTGCCCACCCCTTCTACATAATATTCTAGATCTTGGAACTCCGGTGGATCGGTCAATCCGCGGAACTGGACTTTCAGCCCATTGGTAAACACTACCCCGTTGGGACTGGTATAATTTTTTGCACCGATGATTTCATCGATCCGCACAGGATTTAATCCCGATGTATCTACTAAACGAATACGGCCAAACAATTCGGGGTTCTGGCTGTCTTGATACCAAAGCTCGTCCAGTGCAGCGGTCAGCAACGGAATCTTTTCTGGAAACCCAGATGCGTTACGATACCATTGGGTATTGCTCCACTGATCGCCGAACAACACACGCCATTTGGCCAAGAGATCAATTTCTAACACAGAGTCCAGTCGCATGTATGGATTGCCGGTCTCATCATTCACATAACGTATCTGCCACACACCGTAGCGTTGATTGACATCATTGATATCGATGGTTTCATCGAACGTAGTGGTATCAAAACTTCCCGGGCGACCGTTGTTGGTAGGAATCTGCAACAGTGGATCAAATTGTGTATTGATCTGCCAACCACCATCCTGTGCATCTGCGATGCGATTGGTAAAAATCACAGTACGATCACTTAAATTAGTGATGCCGTCGATTCCCAATGGATGCAGTCTTAAAAATTCATCGACATAAACATTATTAATTTCGTTGAATTTGAGTTCTGTCATCAAATCCACGGTTCCTGCGGTGTTTGGTGCCCTACCTGGGACTACGCCAATGGGTGCCAGTGTGTAAAAGAAATCCTGTGCAGTTTTCGATGGCACATTAAATGTAACTGTTCCACCGCTGATGCCGTTGTTGATTACTCCCAACACATCTCGGCTCGAGATATTAGGTGCGCCAGGCAAACGTCCATCTACGCCAGGATTGGTTTGTATCCAGAATCTGGCATCTCCGCCTTGCGATATTTGGAAAGTATAATTGCCTCCTCGTACTAGGGTGATAGTAGGATTATTACCGGATTCTCCAGATAGCTGATACCCATTGTTGGTACGTGTGACGATCCAGTTGTCGGTCAATGGTACATCAGTGGCATTGACGTCTACGGCATCGGGGCCTTCTGGTAACCAATAATATTGACTGTAGTTGGTAAACTTGTCTAGATCACAAAACGGATCCCAAACATAATACTGGCTCTGGTAACAATCTATCTTCTCTCGAAGTATTAGCACCTTGCAGATCTAGGGCGTCGATCATTCCAGGATATGTGATGGCATCTTCCGGTGTGGTCGTTTCTGGACGGAAAAATACTACACCCGGTTCCAATTGATAATCAGTGCGAGAGGCTGTGGGTTCAACAACATAATTGTCTGCAGGATTGACACCAGGGCCTACACGACGTCCCACATATCCTTGTGTTTTGATCAAAGAAGGTTCTTGTGTAAGCTGATCCAACGTAGCCGCTAGAAACTGCTGATTGGTCTCAGTACGAAAAATCTCGGGTAATAAATCTACGGTTCTACGTCTGTTGGCCATCAATATTCACCTGTCTGGCTGAGTGTATTTTGTGTGGGGTATAATCCAGTCACCGGAGTCTGACTGCGTATATTACTCTGAGTCAAAGCTTCAATGACCTCGACATCGGCCACTGTTGCAGCATTGGCGAATATCTCATTGGGTGCGGATCTTATTTCATAGAGATCTCCAAACGTCTTGAGTGGATCAAGTGGAACTAATACCACAGAACTAATAATAGAACCCATCCGTTCGTGCAGATATGCTGCCAGTTCAGAGAAAAAGAAACTGTCACCAAAATCCCATTTATCTATAGTAAAATAGGCATTCATGTTGGCAACAACTTGACTCCTGATTTCAGAAATTGATGCCGTGCTCCGAGGTTCACGTACTACTTTGATAGTAGCCCTTAGCTCTGGTGCGGCCTTGGCGCCAAACAAAGGTTTGAATATCACGCTATTCAATACGAGATTATCTGAAATCATTTTATAATCATTGAGAGTCGAATATGCTGTGCTAAGTTCGGCGATCGTTGGACGTTGTGGTTCTGGTACTGTACCTGTGGTATCTTTGATGTAATTTTGATATGCGGTATAATAACCTTGAGTGACCACATAAACATCAATGATGTTGGTGATACCAGGATCTATCACGTTGGTCAAAGGACTGTTATGCCTATATTGGAAATACAAATCTTGCCGTCCGGTACGTGTGATGAAATCTGTGCGCTGTGTCAACACACGATTTATCACACCATTGACTAAAGTAATTGTGAGTTCGTAAAACTTAATCTCTGTTGTGGCATAAAAAATCTGTCCGCTGGGATATTCGGCTTTGACTAATTCTATGTCATCTTTTGTAGAATACAAACTATTGATTATTCCGCTGGCCACCGGCAAATATCTTTCAAGATCGTCGGCATCGGTGACCTGCTGGAAAAATACCAATTTAGCAGGAGGATCATTGGGTGCTACTAGGCTATCAAAAAAATCAGGATCATCAGCAACTCCATCAGCATCGCTGTCTGTGTAACTGACCACGACCTGATAATCATTAACATAACCGTCACTCTCGACCGGTTGTGCAATGATATCCACAGTGATATCGCCTGGCAGTGGTTCACTGCTGTCAGGACGGTTATTAATTTTGAGTATCTTAACAAAATCATTGATCACTCGGCCGGTTTTGCTATCATACACTTCCTCTAATCCATCAAACGTAAATCTGGTCTGTATCACGCTAGCGAAATAGTAGTCTAGTCCTCGACCGGTAACTGTATAGCTATTACCGTTGGTAACAAATTGTATCAACCAGCTAGCATCAAGGTTAGCACCGGTGGTGTTACCTGCATTGATCAAGCTGAATTCAGAATCAGCGGCCAAATTGGTTGAAGTGATCAGATACCATGTGCCCGGCGTGCCGGTCACGTTGCCAATGTTGTCATAACCCAGACCAAAGTTCCGGAATAATTCAATTTGTTGTATGATGCTCTGTTCCAATGCTGGAGGCAAGTCCGTGACAAACTTAGGTATGACCTGTGTGGCTCTTGCGCCCGATGGTACAAAATTATTAAGAGCCACAGGACCAGATCCATCAGACAAATTGCCGAGGCCGTTATTCGTGCCGTCTAGCACCACAGCCGAGATTGTGGCCCAGATTACCAGTTTTTCATCGGCTCGGGTAGGAATACCGAGCACCAACCGATTCTGCGAATCAAAGAAATATCCAACGGGTGGCTCAAATTTGACCAGGCTTCCTTGTGTGATATATTTGGTATTATTGCTGCTGTAAGATCCCAGCGGTTGCGGAGAAGTCACCGCTCCAGAATAGAAGAATCCAGTGGTTTCGTTGACGAGTCTAGTGCTCTGCTGCCATTGCAAATTGATGATGGCCAGATCTGGGCGATATGGGCTGGGCTGATAATTTTGATAATAGAACTGTATCAAAGATCTGCTGGTCAGCAAAGGCTCCACGCTGTTAGCCAGAATGTCAACGATCTCATTGCGATTAATCCAGTCAAATTCAAAACTAGGCAATACATTCTGACGATATAAGACGCCGTCTGATGAAAATATATTAGTGCTGGAATATTTTCCTGTTATGTCGGTTAGATCTATATATCGGCTGGTACCTACAGAACTGCGTGCAACGGCCTTGCTTTTGATAATACTGTTGTAACGAGTAAACGGAAAGTTGTTGTAGTCTTCGCCGTTGACCATGCGATTCTGTGTGTAGTAGCGTGCCGGTGCACGTTGCTTGATCTCCTCAATGGTCTCCCGAGACTCGGCGTTGCTGACAGGTTCGGTGATACCGCAGGTAAATGTGATGGTCTCGATTCGACCAAACCTACTGACATAGCTCACAGGCAAAACAATAGATTGCATCTCTTCGGGATTGATGATATATTCTAACCCATTAGATGCCCGCACATAGGCGCGGAAGAATCCCACAGGAGTCTCGGCAAAAACACCATCTCCAAATGTCAGCGTGATTTGATCATTGGCGCGGCTTGTAATGCTATAGAGTTTGCGCTGATCTGGAGCCAACTGTTCCACCGCTGCAGCATAGATGCTTTCCACATAGGTCCACTCACTTTCTATGCTGCCAACATCGTCGAGTTTGTATAACCAATGGTCTTGTTGGTTGCAACCTTCTATGTTGATATTGACTGTGCGATTAGGTACTGCTTCGGCAAGATTGAAATCTTGATTCTGTAGCACGCCTTGTTTAAACAGAAAGAAGAATCCGGTGTTATCACTGCCAAAACCCAATTGGTCGTTGCGATACAATATGTTGAATGTACCCGATGGACTGGGTGCAGGTTCGTAAACGTAATCGCGGCCGATGCTGGTAGCCGATGTAGCTTCAAAAGGCATGATCACGCCGTCTACCGATGCAGTGTAAGGGATCACTGGTAAAAACCCCGGCACAAGATTTACCGCATATTCGCTGGTTTCGATTCCCAATATGTCCTGGCGATTACCAGGACGACCAAATTTTTGGCTGTCAACCAACGCGGCATTGATGATCTGTGTGAACTGTTCCAACCAATTTGGGTTGGTGGGATCATTCCAGTTGATGGTGGCGTTGCTGAGATTGATGCCATTGTAGTCTGTGATGTTTTCTGTAGTACTGACAGAAAATATTTTCAAATAGCCCTGCGCCGATTGATTGCGTTTGGGAGTATAACTCACGAGATTGGCCAGGCGCACTACGGAATCCCTGCGTTCTGCGGTGTCTAGGAAGTTTTCGCGGGCATTTAGATCGTTGCGGAAGCTCAGGGCCTGGCCCATGAACGCCATCACATCCAGCATCGCGATAAACTCAGATGATTCAATGTAGTCGTTGAAGGTTTCGGGGTAATATAACCGCAGATAGTCTACGAAACTCTTGCGCAGGGTTTCAAAATCGTAGCTTTGGAAATCGGCTTCGCGATAGGTCTGGTAGAATCTTTTCCAATCTTCTACGCCAAATATCGCTGTCTGTCTCGTGGTCTTAGGCATCGTGGCTCACCATTATAAAGTATTTATGGTACGGAAAAACCACGTAGTTTTAGACTAGACGAATGTGGCCCGTTGGGAATTCTGATCGAAAAACAATGCCAGCAATTGAGCATCTGCACTGGCCACAGTACCCAATTGCATCTCTATCAGCATGCCATTGTCCTGTGGATATACCGCGACATCTAGGATAGTTACCCTGGGATCTTGGGAGGCCACACGCCGCACTTCCTCCAGTATCTGTGTTTGTGTCAGTTCCAACTGATTTTCAAAGATAAAACTCCACAGTGTGGTGCCGTATTCGGGTCTACCCGGCAGTTCGCCTTGCTGTATGTTAAAAGCGTTGGCGAGATCGCGCTTGATCAGTTCAAAATCCGTGAGAGTGAACTTTTTATACTGATTGATGGTGTTGAATCCAATGAATGTAGGCATGATTGTATTTAAGCGATGTTGCTACCTATCGGAGGTAACCCGCGACGAGCACGTTCGGCATTGATACGCTCCAGCACGGTGGGATCATCCCCGGAGTATGTGAGATCGCTGTTCGGCGTACCATTATACAAGCTGCTGGAAAAATCTGGTGATGGAACCTTGGGATTGCCAATGATATCGGCCACAGCGACATTCACACTATCACGCTGTACAGTTTCTGTAAATCCACCTAATCTTAGACCGCCGGCGACTAATTCTCCCGCTTTCTGATCCACGAAATTCACAGCATACTGAGCATTTTTAGCCACAGTCTGTATCTCGTCGATGACATCTGCTGGTGCCACATTGTTGATCCATTGGACAGTTTTGTTCACGCCAAACTTGGCTGCGGTCTGCACAAAACCGGCCAAATCTTTGGGAGCTTCGTTACCTGTAACCACTCCAGTGGCCCGAAGTCCGTCAAGTGCCGAGATCATGATCTCATTCTGTGTAACATCTTGTAATCCCGGATCTGACAATAAATTAGCTAGATTAGACACCCCGGATTTGCCTGTCCAAACGCTGGGACTTGACAGCACAGTTTGNANTTGTGCTGGGTCTTGCAAGAAATTCTGCACGGTACCGGGCTTGAGGAATCCAGCACTTTCCAGCTGAGATGCATTGAACCCAAACTTTCCTATGCCTTTGTCGGGAGAGATTACATCAAAATCTTGACCAACATCGGTTGCGGCCTGTGCCAACAATCCTGTGACTTGTGATGCGTCCAATGATCCCACCGTGATCTCTGCTGTCGGCTGTGACAGGAACGCGGCTGCATCGATTCCACCAACCACCGGTAGATTTGCTAGTTTACTCAATACACCAGCTGCATTGGCTATGAGATCGGTAGCGGATCTCTCGCCAAGATCAGTCACAGATGCCACCCCTTGATTGTGATAAGGATAAGGTTCGTGTGTGGGCGCCCGGGTGACTATGGTTTTGAGCTTGCCAAATTCAGTTACCCATCCTTGATCCTGCTTGAATACTGTGTCGGCCAGGCTAAGATCTCGGAGACTGGCGGGTGTCTCCACAGGGGCGGCGCCACCGGAGTTGAGATTGATACAGCCGGCCTTGAGATTAAGACTAGCCCCGGCATCCCATGAACCAGCGGATGTATTTTTTAAGGCCAAACTACCATCTGACTTGATGCCAATAAGATTTTTGCTGTAGAGAGTCATCTTTCCGGTACCTATGATGTCTACACTGGCATCGGCTTCTAATTTCATGGTGGTAGACTTCATGTTTATAGCGCCGCCGGCAAACATGTTGATGTCTTTGTCAGCATGCAGATTGATAGTGCCCTGTGTGCGCACGTTTACAGAGTTGGTAGAGAACACATCTACAGTACCTTGTTTGCCAAATTCCATCCAGGTCTGGCCATTGGCGTGTATGATATAGAAACAATCGCCATCATCGCTCATGGTGATCTGATGGCCTTTGGCTGTACGTATGCGCACCAAAGTATCACGCCCCTCAAGGTCGCCGTCATCCATGACCAGGCTGTGTCCACCACGACGGGCTATGACTTTGATGTCCTGTGGCAGCAGTTCGTTGCGATCCAGTTGGCGTTTGATCTCACGTTCATCAATACCGCCTTGATAGATGGCTTTGCCCGGGGTGCTGACACCAAACACTGCAGATGGTGATTCTCTCTGGCTATTGGAGGTGATGGGGCCGCGCACAGGATCATCGATCAACCCTTGCTGCATCATTATGGCGGCCACATAGCTGTGTACTGGTTTGGTCTGATCAAAAAATCTCGGATTTTCAGATATGGCCAAGTTAGCGTCATTGATCTCAGTGACCGGTAGATTGGGAGAGCCTTCGAGATATCGAGACTGACCGCTGTTGTCCAGTTCATAACGACGGCTGGCACCAATGGCCGGTATCATATGATTGATTCCAGGTATTGGCACGCATCCGGTATAGTATCCCTGGTTGGGGTCACCGCCAGCAAAGAAACAGATCACCTGCGTGTCGATGTCAGGGGGAGTGAACCACATTCCGTAGCTCTGTAGGTTTACTGTGAAGTTGCCTGTGCCGGTTTCGGGTCTGGGGTCTGGATTGGTGGTGCCATAGAAAGGCGGCACATAACTTACGGTACGCCAAAGGGTTTCGTCGTCGGGATCGTCGCCAGAGAACTGCTCGATATAGACCTGCAAACGACCGCTCCTGGTAGGATCGATGTTGTTGCGCACCACGCCAATGAACGGTCCAAACTCCGAAGGTGTGCCACCACGATCGAACTTGTACCCTTGCCCTCGTCCGCGACTTCTTTGGATATTATCTGCCATTTATTACCTTTAATCCTTGACTATGTCTTGTGTTCTAGTTACCGGAGCCGGAGGTGCTTCTTGCAAAAGCTGTGCCTGTAGTCTTTTGATTTCTGCATTGATCCGTGTGGACGTAGTGAAATCTCCTCGGGACAGAGCACGATCTTGATCGGATTGCAATCGGATGATCTCTCGTTGGGTGGGCGTGACCTGTGTGACCACCCCCAAGGTAGGTGCTGATCCAGGAGAAGCCGGTACAGCACGCAACGGGTCCGGTGCCGCGACTCCCACCGGTTGTCCGCTGCTGGTAGGTGGTTGCGCCGCCGATGATGGCAATGCGGTAGTAAACCCTGTTGGAGAAGGAGAGGCCGCTTGGTTGGCCAATTGTGAGGCCATACTATCTGTCCTTGCACCGGTAGGCAATGCGTTGCTATATCCAGTGTACCAATCAGTGACCTTGGCATTTTGAGCGGCCAGTTCATTGTCTGTTTTTCGGACCAGGTTAGTAAGATCGGGATTGAGAGTGGCCGTTCCTGTTCCTGCTGCTGGGCGACCCTCTACTTCTTTCTCGGGTGCGGGCTTTCGGAAAAATATCTGGGAACCGTCTAGTTCTTGCGTAAATGCACCTTTGCTGAAAATACTTTCAACCAGATATGCACGGTAAACGTAACTGATCTGTGCCTCAGAGATTTGTTTACCATCAGCACCTTTGACCATGACATTTTTTTGTGTGACATCCATGAGGCCTGTGTTGAGATCATAGTCCACTGGCTTGTTAAACAATATCTCATATATGGGCTCTCGGGTTTCATAATTGATGGTGCCATCGGGCAACACCGGACCAAAATCAGCATTGTCGCCAGCACCGACGGGGCCAGATACACCACTCCAGAGATCTCCTTGCTGTATCCAGTCGGGATCTCCCACGATGGTGAGCTTGCTGCGGATGGTATCACTGGGGCTGTAAAGACTGTCTGCGGCATTGGCTGGTGCTTCAAACACCTTTCCGGTCTGGCCTTGATCGCTCTCGTTGCTGCGTGTCTGCGGCGCCGACTTGTCGATGGTGCGATAATCAGTATAGAGGGTTTTTGTTGGAGCTTTTGGGCCGCTAAGAACTGTGTAATAAAGATAGTTATATTCTTGTGTAAAATTTAACACAGAGCTGTTGAGACCAGTGAACCAATAGTTATATTTCTTAGGAGGTGTCCAAGGTCTGCTAGGTTGGAAATATTGGCTTTTGAGATCAGTGACCAGATAGGGTGAGATCTGATATGTGAACTTGTATGCATAGTCTCCGCGTATGTTATCGTATTTGATAGGCTCGGCCTGCAAGGTTATAGTGTACCAAGCAGTCTCGGGTATGGCCTGGCCGTTTACTTCATACTTCTGTAGTTTCTCGTTCCATTTCTGCGTCTGCTGATCAGTGATATAACTACTATTTCTTAGGACCTGATCCAAGAATTGCATGATAGTGGTACCAGCTAGAATACTCTTGTTCTGACTGGTAAAATCGTTGCTTTGCCGTGATCCGTCCTTGGCCTGCTGTGGATTCGTGGTCTGGATCATCGGGGGCTTTTTCTTATCTACCGGGCCCGACGGTAACAGACGTGCATTGGCCATTTCGGGTACCTTGAAAATTATCTCGTATTCATCGGCTACTTCAATCTCTCTGGTGCGCTCTTTGTTCTTTTGATATTGATTCAAAGCATCCACCAGACCTTTGCTCAGAGTTTTGGGAGTATTGGATTTGGGTGCAGCATTGGCCTTGGGAGGTGCTGTCTGTGCGACTCCTTGACGGGTAATGGCTGTGACCTGATCCGCCGGCGATACTGGTGCTGCCACACCGCGTGCTTCTCTGGGCAGGCCAGATGCTGTGGTACCTTCGGTAGTCTGAGAATTGCCAGTAAAATTGGCTGAACCCGACAGCAGATCTTTGAGTGTGTTGGCCGTGAGTTCTACGTTGTAAGGTATGCTGTTGCGTTGCTGGGTGCTGGCGAGATTCTGCACACCCACGGCCTGGCAATCATATTCTGTGATACTATTAGCGATACGGAATTTGATGTTAGTGAACTGGAAAGGTATCCATTTTTCGATTATGGCATTGGCGTCCGTGGTGTTACCAGTGTTGCGAGTAGGCGTGATAATATTGCCGTACTGATCATATCCATAGAATCTTATGACCATGAGATAATTCTGGGCGGCATAGTTTGTGGGACTTTTGCTGATCTCTTCACCAGATTGTTTGAGATATCCATCCACAGCATTATAAAGATTGTCAATGAATGTGATACCGTTGGGCTCAGTGATTTTGAATGTCAACTCGAATACGTTATGTGCTGCCCGTGTTCCACGGCCTTGCACGACACTCTTTAATCTCACATCATCGATATAGTAGTCTAATTTAAAATTGGGATTGCGGCCGAGATTGCGGTAAGCGGCACCAGTGACGGAATTACCATCGGCATCTTGCTCAATCTCTTGTGGATCAACAGAAACAGGATTGGGATTGGTATTGGGGGCGCCACCACTTTGTAACAACAATGTATAGCCAGCCAGATTTTTTTTCTTGGAGAGTAACTGATACCGATATCGGTTTGGACTCATGAGATATATGGATATGCTATAAGTGTAGCTGGCGTATTGATCTAAAATATTGGGCGCAGCCGGTAACTGTCTGGTTGATCCGAATATCTCACGCAATAGAGCACGAGTAGAGTTATCTCCCCTGGCATCGTCATTGGAAGCTGCCCCAGTGTTGGCCGCGCTGGCCCCCGGATTTCCCGCCCCCGAATTAGGTACCAAGGGGCCCGGCTCGGCGAGATTTTGATATGATTGTATCTGCTGTGCTTTTCTCGTGGCCGCGTCAAGTCCTATGTCTAATGCTGGCCGGAAAGGTTGGGAATTCGTAGGTTCAACCTTCCTAATCACACTTACTGTGCCATCCGGAGATTGCACCAAGGGAGGTGTAGCCGGTGACTGCGTGTTAGCGCCCTCGGCGTTGGCAGCCTGGTCTTCTCGGACAGTCTCTCCCACACTCTGCAATCTCTGAGCAGAGAGTTGGGCATTGAGCTGTCGTATGTATTCTTCGGTTTCACGGATGAACTGCTCCAGAGAGGCACGATCGGCAGGATCAGTGGTCCTGGCCAGGGCAGCTCGAGCATTGTTTAATGCGCGGATCGATCCGGCAAGATCCTGCTCGATATCATAGGGAGTCAGTGCCATGGATTAAAACCCCAGCGCTGTTCTCAAGGTCGAGATCTTAGGCAAATAGATCTGTACACCAGCTTCAAAGTCCCATGGTGGCGCTACCAAAGTGTTGGGATTGCGTTGATAGAACACCCACCACAACTGGCTCTGTCCATAGAGATCCAAGGCCAACATGTCAGGCCTATATTGATAGGTTTCTACTATAGTGAAGAGCTTATCGTCTGACTCCCGCGGTATGGCGCGATTGGTCATGACATCCAAGAAAAACTGCTGGATGCCAGTGTTAAAATATGGGCTGGTGGTATCGTATTGTGCGGCCATTACCAAAATCCTTTCTCTATCAGGCTACCATTGGCATAGTCCTTGAGACTGAACTCTTGGCTGACCTGCTGGCGACTCTGCATGGGGTGTAGTACTATGCTGAGTTCGATCTTGGTAGGCACATAGGTAGGAGAATTGGTGCCCAGGGTGCGCGGTGCTGGCTTGTTATACTGTGTGAGCCCGGTACCTAACTGTGGTTGCAAGAGATTCTTGATCCTTGACACTGCCGACGAAAATGGATCGGTGGGCAAGGCCTGGCGACCTTGTCGTAGATTATTTTGATTGGTGCCGTTGATGTTTGGGCTTAATGCACGGATATAATCAACATCCGGGGGTAAAATATAATTGAATTGTGTGACCACACAAGGGTTGAGGTTAAACTGGTACTGTCCAAATCCTTGCAAGAACACCATGGGCGGAGGGGTTCCTCGTTGAGCATCTTGGCCATAGAACATCTTGGTCACAGATTTAAAAAATGTGATCACGGCCAAGAGATAGTTAGCTTCTCTGGTATCTTGCGCCGTGAACGTGGCGTTAATCTGGATGTCTTCCACTGAACTGCCTTGATAGAAAAATCCACGGAAGTTGCTGTGTGTGAGATTGTAAGGTGTGTAATCTGCACGGTAGGCCGTAGTGATCTGCGGAGTATATGGAAACACTACACCATCGGTTTCTTTGAGAGGTTGCAACAACGGACCAGGATTGTCGGCTTTGTAAAGATAATTGGCGCTGGGTGCCAAACGCAGGCGCACACGCCAATCGCCATCGTTGGCTTGTTTGCGTTGTTGTTGTAGGGCGGCCTGGGCTCGTGCCTGCTGGGTGAGCGCTTGTTGCCGTGCAGCGGTACGGCTAGCTGCTGCAGAATCGGCCAGGCTGGGATCAATGAAATCGTCACCAATATAGACAGCTTCGCCATTGCCATCAAAAGTCCATCCGGGATTGAGATTACCGTCGTCATCAAATGGTGTTCCGCGACCCGAAGGATCGGCTTGAGGGTCATTTTGCAGATCCACCGCTGTGGGCTCTCTCAGTGTGCTGGCTTCGGCCGCTTCCCTCTCTGCGGCTAGGGCAGCTTGATATTGTTCATACTCAAAATCATCCACCGGTGCTGGTTCGCGGGCCACACCAAAAAATCCACCGCCTTGGGTGGGTGCTGCTGGCACTGTGGTCCCAGGTGGTGGTGGATCTACCACGGTTCCGGTGGCGTCCACCGTGATTACCCTTGTTGGTGCCTCATCTACTACTACCGACGTGATGTCGTCGTTGACAATATTGCCCACTCCAGTTATGTCTATGCGAGTGGGCGGTACCTGCGGATTGGGTGGATTGTTGGCCACGGTCGCGTTAAAAAGCTGTTCTCTAAGGACACCGCGCTCGTTAAACAATCTAAGGATTTCTTGCTCAATTTGATTACGAGCAACCGGGGACGTGGCAGCAGCCCGCTGGCGTTCTAACACTGCAATAGCACTGTCTATAGACGAGATTTGTTGCTCTAGCTGGGCTGTGGAGGTCATCTTGATTTTTCCAATACAATATTTACCGCAGACAAAAACGGCTAACTTTATAGTTAGAAAAGATTTGACATCTGTGTCAAATCCTGTACAATAAATATATCCTAAGGAGAAACACGTTGTCTATAACACCTCCCCCCAAGGTAAACTACCTTAACAATCGCGATTTACTCAAAGAAATACACCTAAGCAAAAACACATACTGTAGCTTCAGAGATCCCCAAAAAGATCATCAGTATGACATAATTTTGAGTAGCGTTAGCAAGATAAACCAGCGCACCATCGCAGAAGCACGGCGCAATCGTGCTGCTAGGTTGACCAAAGAAACCGGGGAAGAAGTCAATGAAAAGAAGATCCCCAACACTGACTTGGTGTTCCGCATCATGACCTGGGAACACATACCCATGGCCCCCAAGAAGCAGCCCAAAGCCGCGGCAAAGAAAAAGAAAACCATTGAAGATATCCTAGGGTTCGAAGAGCTGCCACCCGAAGACCCCTTGGCAGAATTGGTTGACGAACCTGTGTTGGACCCAGTGCATGTGCGAGTCAACTTTCCCCCGTTCTTTCACTATCGCGTCACTGATCATAAGGTTCCTTACGTGGTGGGCAAGAGCCACTGGCGGGGCGATGTTGATACCGGAGAATACAGTCGAGACCACGGCGAGATGACTCGCAAGCTGGCCATGATGTTTATGAAACTCTGCGAACGATATGCCACCCGATCAAACTGGCGTGGGTACACTTATAACGAGGAGATGCGCGGACAGGCATTGTTGCAATTGAGTCAGATTGGGTTGCAGTTCGACGAAAGCAAATCGCAGAATCCTTTCGCTTATTATACAGCGGCCATCACCAACTCATTCACTAGGGTGCTAAACATTGAAAAGAAAATGCAGAACATCCGCGACGACATCTTGGAGATGAATGGATTGAATCCTTCTTGGACACGACAGTATTCAAATACCTCTCAGCCGTCGGGATCGGTTCCAGTTCCAGCCGATGAATAAGATTTATTGTTCTGCGCCGTGGCGAGGAATCACGATACGAGAAGACGGTAAGGTACGTACTTGCTGCGTAGGAGAAACTGTCCTGGGAGATCTCAACGATTCTTCTATCGTGGATATTATAAACAATCCGGTGCTAGAAGAAATAAAATCTAAATTAGAACGCGGAGAATCCCATCCAAATTGTCGGGCCTGCATCAATGCGGAAAAAGAAAACCAATATACCAGTCTAAGGCATCATTACCTCAATTGGTATCCGCTCGACGATTCTGGATTCCAACTAAAATTCTTAGACATACGATGGAATAACAAATGTAATCTGTCATGCCAATATTGCGGACCATTTTTCAGCAGTCGTTGGCAAGAATTATTAAAAATTTCCAGATCGTCGGCATCGAAATCATACCAAGAAGAACTATTAGACTGGGTGTTAGAGCGAGCCTCCCATATCAACGAATTGATGTTAGTCGGGGGAGAGCCTATGTTAATGAAACAAAACTATGAACTCTTAAAGAAAATACCCAAAACGACTAAAATCAGCATCATTACCAATCTTTCGTACGATCTGGAAAATTTACCGTGTTGGGGAGATCTATTGACGTTTCCTCCTGAAAACATACTTTGGAACGTCAGCATAGAAAATACCGGAGATCAATTTGAATACGTCAGGCAAGGAGCCAGCTGGTCCCAGATACGCCAGAACATAAAAATACTGATGAATCATTGGCCGTCGACTACCTCTGTACAAATGATTTACAGCACCTTTAGTGCGTTAGATCTGCTCAACACAATCAAGACGTTACAGTCGCTGGGCATCAATAAATTCACGTTCCAACACATTTTCAATCAGCCAGAAATGGATGTTATGAAATTGGCAGATGAAATACAAGCACGATGCCTAAATGAGATTCTGGAGATAAAAAAATGGTGGGCAGAATTACATGGGCCGGATGAAAATTTATATCCGTTGACCGGATTGGAAAATATCCAGCGCCTATTGCAATCGCCTAACAAACCTGTTAAAGTAACTCGAGAGCAATTTTATCGAAAAATAAATTGGTATGATTCATGGTCGGACAAATTAAAATTCCAACAACTTTGGCCTCATGTCACTGAACTCATAGAAAAACATCAACCCAATGGCGAATCTATTTAAAAAGGCCGTCGTATTCACTGACATCCATTTTGGACTGAAGTCGAACAGCCTATTACACAATCAAGACTGCGAAAAATTCGTAGACTGGGTCATCGAAACTGGGCGTGCCAATGGCTGCGAAACCGGAATGTTCTTGGGAGATTGGCACCACCATCGTGCTGCCATCAACCTACAGACACTGAGCTTCAGTCTGCGAAGTTTAGAAAAACTCAGCGCAGCGTTTTCCCAGTTCTTTTTCATTCCAGGGAACCACGATCTCTATTATAGGGACAAGCGTGATATCCATGGCGCAGAGTGGGCGAAACACATTCCCAACATCCATATCTGTAACGATTGGGTCAAAGAAGGCGACGTCATCATAGCTCCGTGGTTGGTGGGCGATGATCATAAGCGGATACAAAAGATGTCCAGCAAATATATGTTTGGTCACTTTGAGCTACCACATTTCAAGATGAATGCCATGGTAGAGATGCCGGACCACGGTGAGATCTCTGTGGAGCATTTTGGAGAATACGATCGAGTGTTCTCCGGACATTTCCATTTGCGACAGAACAAACGGAATATCAACTACATCGGCAATGCTTTTCCACATAACTTTGCCGATGCCGGCGATGTCAATCGCGGCGCAATGATCCTAGAATGGGGAGCCGAGCCAGAATATCATGCATGGCCCGAACAACCGTTGTATAATGTCTGGGATCTCAGCCATGTCATTGACAATGCTGATAAGATCTTGAAACCCAACATGCATGTACGTGTGCAGCTGGACATCGAGATCAGCTATGAAGAAGCCAACTATATCAAAGAAACATTCATCACCAAATACGGATTGCGTGAGATGGCGCTTATGCCCAACAAACGTGCAGCCCTGGAAGAAGATATGGCCCCCGGTGATGTCAAGTTTGAATCCGTGGACCAGATCGTCACGGACCAGATCACCAAGATTGAAAGTGAATTCTACGATCCCAAATTGCTGTTACAAATATATCAGGCTCTATGATCCAAATCAAAGATCTCACTGTTAAAAATTTCATGAGCGTGGGCAATGCCACGCAAGCCATCAACTTTGATCGTCGCGATCTCACCTTGGTCCTGGGAGAAAACCTTGATCTCGGTGGTGATGGCAGTCGTAACGGCACAGGCAAGACCACTATCATCAATGCTTTGAGTTATGCGCTGTATGGTCAGGCCTTGACTAATATCCGCAAAGATAATCTAGTCAACAAGACCAACGGCAAAAATATGTTGGTAAGTTTAGAGTTTGCTGTCAACGGCAAAGATTTTAGAATCGAGCGCGGTCGCAAGCCCAATGTGCTAAAGTTCTACGTCAACAACGAAGAACAAGCTGCGGACGACAACAGCCAAGGTGATAGTCGCGAAACGCAAGATGCCATTGAATCGGCATTGGGCATGACGCACGACATGTTCCGGCATGTGCTGGCGTTGAATACTTATACTGAACCGTTCCTTAGTCTCAAAGCCAACGACCAGCGTGTGCTGATCGAGCAGTTGTTAGGCATCACATTGCTGAGTGAACGTGCAGAAAAGATCAAAGAGCTTAATCGTGCTACCAAAGAAGCCATTACAGGAGAAGAATTGCGCATCCGTGCTGTGCAGGAAGCCAACAAACGCATCGAAGAGCAGATTGAAAGCCTTAAGAAGCGCCAGACTCTATGGTTAGCCAAACAGCGCGAAGACTGCGAAAAGCTGGAACAGGCCATCACTGCGCTGGAACACATCGATATCGATGCCGAAGTACAGGCTCATAGAGATCTTGAAGTGTATCACAGCAAAAAGAAACAAATCGACGAGCATAAAAAATACATACGGCAGATCGAAACAGAAAATTCTAAGTTAGAAAAACAAGCGGAAAAACTACGCGGTGAGATCGAAGCCTTGGACAATCATAGATGCTATGCTTGTGGTCAAGGCATCCATGATGACAAACAGAACGAGATCCGCGAGGACAAACAAAAACAATTACAAGACACCTCTTTACAGATCCTTACTAACGAAAGCCAGCGCGACGAGCATCAGAACGAACTGGACGACCTCGGCGAATTGGGCTCTGCACCCACGGTATTCTACGATACGCTAGAACTGGCCTTGAATCACAAAAACAGCCTAGATGGTTTGCGCAAGGATCTCACCAATAGGCAAGCCGAAACAGATCCCTACGGCGAACAGATCTTGGATATGCAGAACCAAGCCTTGCAGGTCGTGACTTATGACACGCTCAACGAACTCACGAGACTACAAGAACACCAAGACTTCCTGCTGAAACTGTTGACCAACAAGGATAGCTTTATCCGCAAGAAGATCATCGAACAGAACTTGAGCTATCTCAACCAGCGTCTCACTCATTATCTGGATCGCATTGGATTGCCGCATCAGGTCATATTCCAAAACGATCTCACAGTAGAGATAACCGAGCTGGGCCGAGATCTAGACTTTGATAACTTGTCGCGTGGTGAGCGCAACCGATTGATTCTTTCTATGTCGTGGGCGTTCCGCGATGTGTGGGAAAGTTTATATCATCCTATCAATGTGTTGTTCATCGACGAGCTAGTAGATTCGGGCATGGACACACAGGGTGTGGAGAACAGTCTGGCGCTGCTGAAAAAGATGAGCCGAGAACGACACAAGTCGATCTGGTTAGTATCGCACAGGGACGAACTGGCTGGGCGTGTGGAGAATATCTTGCGTGTGATTAAAGAAAATGGTTTTACCAGCTATAACACAGATGTTGACACAGTTTAATTACGATCTCATCGACGAGTATCAGTTAGAAATCACCAGTTATTGTAATGCGGCCTGTCCACAATGCCCAAGGAATGACCTCGGACATGGTATCAATCCGTTGATGCCTTTGCTGCATCTTAGCAGAGAAGTAATTGATCGGACATTTGATCAATCATTGTGCCAGAGGCTACGTCAGGCATTTTTCTGTGGCAGCTATGGCGACCCGATCATGCACCCAGATTTTTTGGATATATTGAGAGATTTCAGGCAGAAGAATCCGACATTGTGGTTGTATATACATACCAATGGTGGAGTGCATGATGTAGATTACTGGGACGAGATCGCCAAGATCATGGCCGGTTACGGGCAGATCGACTTTGGCATCGACGGTCTGGAAGACACGCTGGGATTGTATCGACAGAATGTAGTATTCGACCGGGTGATCAGCAATGCTCGTGCATTTATTGACGCAGGCGGACGGGCACAGTGGAACTATATAGTGTTCGAGCACAACGAACACCAAGTTGATCGTGCAGAAGAACTCAGCCGCGAATGGGGATTCTACTCCTTCTTGGCACGCAACACTGGAAGATTTTTTAATCATGCCGAGCTGGAAGAAATGAGCGAATGGCCTGTGCGTTCAAGGAAACACGATCATATATTGAGGCCCCCGCGCCAAGAAAAATATCGAAACCGCAGCATGATTTTTTTGCCAAATCTCAAAAAACAATATGTCGAAATGGAAGATTATTTTAATTCTACTCCCATCGCTTGCGACGCATTGATGGGCCGCAAAGTAGCGATCAACGTAGAAGGTCTGGTATTGCCTTGCAATTTTTTCAATCATAATCTCTATGATCGCAGATTCTATGATGAGTCTGCATTGCCAGGTGCCCATGCTCTCAGCACACAGAACGGCAAGAATCAAGTGCGTGATTTTTTAGAATCCTACGGGTTAGATAATCTCAATATACATCATAGGACATTAGATCAGGTGTTCCGGTCCGATATGTGGAAGGATCTCGTCGATGGGTGGAAATCTAAAATCGGCCAAGGCAGGATATTTGAATGTGCCATGACATGTGGTGAAAAATTAACCAAGGTCTGGGACCAAGGAGGAAACAAAAGATGAAATATATGATCACAGGTGGAAACCGAGGACTAGGACTGACATTGTGCCAGGTATTCAACGGAGATAGTTATAGCCGAAGCAACGGTTATGATATCACAAAAGATCAAGAAAAATTAGCAGAATTAAGTTTAAATTATGATGTGTTTATTAATAACGCATTTGATGGTCCATTTCACGAGCCCTGGGCAAACTTTGGACAAGTATACCTGTTAAACAAGGTAGCGAACTTATGGAAATCCCAGAATAAGTCCGGAACAATCATAAACATCGGTAGCATAGGCAGCGAATCGATCGTTTCTCCTCTCCAGGAATTTGAAACTTATCGTGTGGCTAAAATCGCTTTGAAACACCATAGCCGACAGTGGACTCGGGCGTTTAAAGAAAATCTGGTGACTTTTAAAACCAGTTTGCTCACCGTAGACCGACTCGACACCGAAGTCACCCGTAGTCGATCAAATTGGACTGGCAACGGACACGATCTAGTAGAACTAACAAACTATGTAGGTTTAATAGTAAATTCAAAACCCAATACCTGCATAGAAGAAATTATTGCGTATGTAAATTTGAATCATAAACAAGCATGAATGACATGGCTTTACGAATCCCAAGAGATCACGGAATTACCCGAAGATTGTGCCGGTTTCGTTTATTTGATAACGAATAAACTCACCGGTAGGATGTATATTGGCAAAAAACTAGCGAAATTCAAGAAAACAACATATAAAACAGTAAAGCTCAAAAACGGCAAGAAAAAACGCAAGAAGATACGTGGCAAGATTGAATCAGATTGGCAGACATACTACGGCTCTTCCCCAGAACTCACCAAAGACGTTGTAGAACTAGGCACAGAAAACTTCTCCCGCGAGATTTTGCGTTATTGCAAATCAAAAACTGAATTATCGTACTATGAAGCAAAATATCAATTTGATAATGATGTACTACTAGACGAGAATAAATGGTATAATGGATGGATATGTGTCAGGGCAAGAAGGTTCCAACTATGATAAGTAAAGGTGCAGTTCGCGATATTGGCGTATCCAACTGCTCTAATAGTTGGAAAGGAGCTATCAGCATGATATACTTATATCTCAAAACCCACAACAAGACTGGGTTAAAATATCTTGGTAAGACAATTTCCGATGACCCGTATTCTTATCCAGGGTCTGGCAAAGTTTGGCGCCGTCATATTGAAAAACACGGATATGATGTAACTACGGAAATTTTATTCGAGACGACTGACCCCGATGAACTCAGAAGTGTCGGCATGTATTATTCAAATTTATGGAATGTAGTAAAATCCAAGGAATTTGCTAATTTGATTCCCGAAATGGGAGATGGCGGTGCAATGCCATGGACCAACAAAAGCAGACAAAAATTAGCTAAGGCTAATAAAGGCAGAAAGCATACTGACAAGTCTAGAAAAAATTTCTCAACGGCACAACAAAAACAGGCAGAACATCTAAGTAAAAAAATAAAAGAGTATCTATCAATCCCCGAAAATTACAATCAAAGATATCAACAACTAACATCAATTTGGAATCGACCCGGGCACCGCGAAAAAATGTCGGCTAAGATGTCCTCATTACAGTGGTGTAACGACGGTGTCAGGAATTATAGAAAGTCCATTATTCCAGACGAAATGAGTCCTGGGCGCTTAAAATCACAATAATTAATCTCACATCAAAGGCAAGTTAGGCAACTAAGGCTCGCACAGGCCAACATCGTGTGCCCTTGACCTGGACTCTGTGTCGCAGGGATGGAAGCCTCGCCGCGCCAGCGAGCACTCAACCACTACCCGAAAGGATGACGATCGCTTTGTAAGCCCTGCGATTTGGTTGTTGGAAAAGATAATAAAGGCAAAATGAGCAGGGAGAACCTGCACGTTGTTATGCGAGATAGCGTTCGCGTAGCAACCGCCGTCGTTGAAGACGTGGCTCGAGGTACCGGACGACCGCCTCTGTAATGCCATAACGCTGTGTGACTGTTAGCACTCGGATGATGCTACACACTTTCGGCCCGATTCTGGGCTTAGTGTGACCATTGCATCTGGATGATACTGACTAACTCACTTCGTTCGTTAATGATAAATCAGATGCGAGCAAAGCGAGCATCATGTCTCGCCAGGCGAGACATTAAAGTTTTCCTACATTTATCGCAATTAAATAATGACATTACCGGTCTTTAATTCCATGTCGAATAAGAAAAAAATACTCCTTTTTGGTAGTGTGCCTATGTCACTGACGGAACTGCAAATGGCTCCTGCTATGATTGGTGCGGTTATCAAAAAAAGAGGTCATGAGTTTTCTTATCAAGATATCAATTTAGAACTGTTTGAGATCTGTGGTAAAAATCACGATCTGTACGTCAAACAAACAGAATTTTTGCAAGATTTTGACAATCTTTTAAAAACCAATGTCATATTAGACCAGTGGGAAGATTACATAATAAGGAATCTCAAAGACATCGATCTCCTTTTGGTGAACGTGTTTAGTGTTTTTAGTCAAGTTCCTGCATTACGAATACTCAACCTTTGCCGCCAACATAAACCTCAAGTCAAGATCCTGATGGGAGGAATTGGTAGCCACAAGCAGATACAAGGTGGTATCAATGAATATAATACCAAACAGATACATGCGATATTTCCGGTAGTGAAAGATCATGTGTTTGGTAAAATTTGTTTAGACAATCATCTCATTGATGATTGGCAATCAACAGTGGGATTGGAAATTCTAGAAAAATGGTTGCCACAACGTCCGGTGATGGGTTACGATCAAGAATTTGAGTTTGAAGATTACAAGATAGATCGTTATCAATGGCCTGTATCTGGCAAAAGCATACCTATGTTAGGAAGCCATGGTTGTGTCAGGCAGTGCAGTTTCTGCGATGTCATAAAACATTTTCCGCGCTACAGTTTTATCGAAGCAGATACGTTGACTAAATCTATAGTAAAAACTTATCAGCAGACCGGGATCCATCGTGTGCAATTTATGGACAGTCTGGTCAATGGTAGCATGACTAATTTTTTGCAATTGTTGAAAAATCTAGCCCATGCTCGGCAGCAAGGATGGCTACCTCATGAGTTTTCTTGGAGCGGTACCTATATCTGCAGACCTCGCAGCAAATTACTAGACGAGATACATCAGCATCTAGCACCATCTGGAGTCGATAACCTGGTGATTGGTGTAGAGTCTGGATCTGACCGCATAAGATTTGAAATGGAAAAAAAATTTACCAACGATGATCTTTTGCACGAACTTTCTGCGTTCAGGCAAAACGGAGTCAAGGCCAGCGCATTGTTTTTCCCTAGTTGGCCCACCGAGACCCAGGATGATTTCCGGGAAACATTGGATCTATTTTCATCATTGGCTGAGTTTGGTCAATGCGGCACGCTCGATGGCGTGCAACTGGGCGCCAATGGTTTTGCGTTGATCGACGGTACACCCATCGATCGCGACAAAGACAAATTCGGACTCCGACAAGGACCTCTGCCGTGGTTATGGCGATGTGAAACTAATCCCACACTGACATATTGGGAAACCATAAGGAGAAGACTGCTCATGGCAGAGTGGTGCGAGATGAATGGAATCCGACTTGATAATGAAAATAGATTCCGGAGATATCTTGCTTTTAATCTTGAACAGCACCGATCTGCATTGCTCGAGTATTGCGGACATCTCCCCAAAATGATCAATGTCACTGAATACTTACCTGATACCATGACCCACAATCTTTCGATGAATGTGATCAACAGCGGACAGTATCCTGTGATCGTGACTTTGTTGATAGGCGATGATCGACAATCGTATATGTGTATCCCAGGGACGACACCGATAAGTTTTAAATTTTGCCGTGTATTAAACCAAACTTTGGCAATAAAAGTAAAAGCTGAGTTTGACAAAAATCATCAGACGGTCTGGCAGACGTATGAAAGTGGTGATTATTATGATCGCGACGGGATTTATTTGGATTCTATCTTTTTAGATCATGCAGATATCACATATCGTTCGTGGAACCAGGCATTTAATTTAAATTGGAAGATGTCTAAAAATCTACCCAAAGATTACTATCAACATCTTAATCTCCGATGCCTGACTTCGGGCATGGAATTATCTTTAGATTTGCCTGCTTATCATGCACTACACAAATACCTAATAGAAAAAGCACAACTTGAAGATGCCAATGACAGGACCTCGATAAATTTGCGCATAAAAAATCTTCTAGAAAGTTTTTTACAGTAATTTTAAATCCGTGACCGATATGATCAAATTTATTAAAAAAACGGAAGACCGCTTTTTTTGGTCGTCTCAAGGTTGTCTTTGATCAATTTGCCAATGGTGTCTCGTTCATGGAAGCTGAGATTCATGGCTTCGGTATAAGTCAATCCACCGCGCATGTACCAGCACATCTTGAGAGCTTCTTCTTTGATAGACGCCGCCTCCTTTTCCATACCTTCGACAATCTTAGTAATACGGTCAGAGTCCGAGATTAGGAGGCGGATTCGAAAAAACGTGCCATGTCCAAGGTGAATGCCTGCTCATACTGATGTTGGCAACTGGGACATTGGATCTTCAAGGGTTTGAGATCGCTTTTTTCTCTCAGAGATACTGCATGATCACGTATGGTGTTAAAGATACCACGTTCGCAATTGGTCAGAAACTCTAATATGAATGCGGGCTCAGTGACGATGCTGTTAGGTGTGCGTATCTCAGCGATGCTGTTGGCGATGGCATGCACAGTGATCTCCATGATCTTTTTCATCATTGAGTTAACTTGCTCTAATCTTGTTTCCTCGGGCATCTCGGCTGTTTGCATGGCCTGCAAGCTCTTTTGATTTTCAAACTGTAGTTGGCTGTTGGCATTGACTTGTTGATAATCCAGTGGGCGGAAAGAAATTGTAAGATCGCCAATGGTCAGTGGTGTGGCATAATCTGCACCACCAAAACCATCTAATAGTTTTCGTAAGTCTACGCCAAATGTAGTTTCGATCTCGCAGGACGGGCATTGTGTATCTATGTCCATCTCGTGTCCGTAACTGGCGATCCGAATAGCGATCAAAATAGAATCAAGGTCGGTTATAGGCACAGCCCAGGCATCGCGGATATTGGGCACACAGCTCTGGATGACTGATACTACGGCCTCACCGTTGAACAGTGCATCTGGTGTGCGATAAGTGATCTCGTCCATGGCAGTCATAGGCAACACTGGTAACTCACCATTGGCCGGGAGTTCTAGAGATCCGGCAGTCCAGCCTCGACCATTTGAGGGCAGACGCAGATAGATAGCAGGTTGCCGGAAAAACCGGCTTAAGGGATTGTTGGTTTCGGGCATTTTTCCACCAGGTAAATATATCGTAATTACTTATAGCGGTAAAAACCTAGGTCAACATAAACATGGATGAAGAACTCAAGCGTGCCATAGAAGAACTCACCGAAGCTGTACGGGAATCAACAGCAGCTACTGGAAACAGAAATGCGCCCAGTGGCATGTTTGATGGGCTATCCAAGTCCACGGACAAGGCCACAAAATCTCTCAAAGCACTGGAATTCTGGAATAGCAAGCTGGTAAAGTCCTACTACGACGGCACAGCATCGGCCACCACCATGGCGAATTCTCTGGACGAATCGGCTTTTGCTGCTACGGCCTTGGGTGCTAAATTTGGTAAACTTGGTATAGCACTGGGACTCACAGGGGGTGCGCTGATCAAATACTTTGCTGCCAGCGCACGCCAGGCCGACAAACTTTATCGAGGATTCCAAGATCTTACCCGGGTTGGTGCTGGTACATCACAAGGTATCCAAGATGTCCGTAGTTCGCTAAGAGATTTTGGTCTAGGGGTCGACGATACAGCCAAACTGTTTGCTCTGTTTGAAAAAGGCGCACAAGATTTTGCCATGCTAGGTGGCAGCGTAACCCGTGGTAGCAAAGCCGTTGGTGCCATGACACGCGGCATCATCGGTGATGATGGTCTCTTGTTGCAGATGCGTAACATCGGCGAGAATGTTGATACCATTAACGAATCTGCCATAGCCTACACATCCATGCAAGCTCGCATGGGCATGACCGAAGAACGCATGCGGCGAGATGGCACTAAATCTCTACAGGCCTACATTGAACAACAAAACATATTAACCAAAATAACTGGCGCCACGGCCAGGGAACAACAAGCCGCGCAAGCTCGTGCCATGAACATCGAGCAGTTCCGTGCTAGAAATATGCAACTGATAGCAGAAGGCAGGAGAGATGAAGCCGAAAAAGACATGCAAGTCTTTAAAAACCTTTCGGCATTAGATCCGTCTGGGCAGCTGGCTGAATCGTTTGCTGTTCTAAGAAGTGGCTTCATAGCACCTGGCACAGGGTTAGGCGCAGTGATAGCCAGTGGCACTGAAGCATTTGATGTTGCTAATAACAACATGATGGACGCCAATCAACAAACAGAAGCATTTGTGAAATCGTTAAAAGGTATGACTGGGCCCAACGGTGCGCTGTTTAATCTCGCACAAGTTGGTAGGTTTAAAGAAGTCACTGGACTTGATTTTGGAGCATTGCAAGATGCTATCCTTCGCACCCCAGAATTTGCCAAACGCATGGCTGAGGCCACAGATGAAGTGCAACGTCAAAAGATACGTCAAGAAGCTGCTACCAAAGCCATGGGCGCAGTTGAGATAGCCAACATGCGATCGCGTGATAACTTGCAGGACTTTGTCGCCGAAGGCATCGTTCCGGCTACTATCGCATTGCAAGGACTGGCTTCGGTTGTAGAATCTATAACTCGCGCTCTTCCAGGGGGTGCGGCAAGGACCCTCACACCGGGACAAAAAGCTGCAGATGCCGCTAACTATGCCCGCATGACCCCAGGGCAAAAAGCTGGTAGCATAGTTGCTCGGAATATAGAGACATTGGCAGACTATATTCCTGGCATGGGAGGACTGGCCAAAGAAGCCATGAATGCTCGTATCGCTCAGGAAAGTCGCGGAGCGGTTAGTGGCCTAGCAGAAAAGATTATACAAGCAGAAAGCGGCAATCGCAACATTGGTAACATAGGTGGAACATCCAGCGCATTTGGTTTACCACAATTTACAAAAGGCACGTTTGAAGATTTAGTGGCCAAAGCCGGTACCAGTAATCCTTTGTACGGGAAAACTTGGGAAGACTATAAGAAAGATACCAACTTGCAAAGAGAAGCGCTTTATCAGTTGTTGGATCAAAATCGTCAATATCTAAACAAACAAGGTGTATCTACTTCGGATGCAGCTTTGTATCTAGCACATTTCTTAGGAGCAGGTGGTGCCAGTCGTGTGCTGAGTTTACCCGACAGCACAGATATAGCTCAAGCGGTTGGGACCGATCAGATTGCGGCGAATCCTGGTGTGTTTGATAAAGTGGCCACCGTGGGGGATCTTAAAAACTGGGCCGATAAGAAAATGGGCGGTAGCGGATATCGTTTTGGTGGTATAGCCACAGGTCCCCGTTCGGGATATAACACAGTACTACATGGTACCGAGGCAGTGATTCCTTTGCCCAACGGCAAGACAATACCAGTAGAGATGTCGGGTATGCAGGTCAACATGGATCGACAGATTGGCATCCTAGGTGCACAGCTTGACAAAATGGATCAAATGATATCGGCCCTGCGGGACCAGACATCGATTAGCCAGCGTATTCTGCAAGTAAGCCAAGCCTAGCGGTAAATATAACACGATATAAGGACGAACATGGCCTGGCGAAAATATTTTAAAGTAGCGAATCCGGATGGATCTTTAAGTCCTCTTTCGGGCAGCGGCAACCCTGGGTTACCTGGATACGGTAGGAATACCGGGGGCGACCCACTTAAAGGCCATGCCGATATCGTCTATCGAAACTATGCCAGCAGATTACCAGAAGTCTACACCGGACACCCAAACCGAGTTGAGCGTTATAATCAGTACGAAAACATGGATATGGATTCGGAAATCAATGCCTGTTTGGACATCCTAGCAGAGTTCAGCACCCAGCAAGACAACCAGACTAACATACCTTTTGAAGTCAAATACAACGACAAACCCACGGATCACGAAGTAGAGATCATCAAGAAACAGCTACAGCAGTGGGTCAAACTCAACAAATTAGATCAGCGCATCTTCCGTATCTTCCGCAACACCATCAAGTACGGTGATCAGGTCTTCGTCCGCGACCCCGAGACATTTGAGATGTACTGGGTAGACATGACCAAAGTGGCCCGAGTGATCGTCAACGAAAGCGAAGGCAAGCGGCCCGAGCAGTATATCATCCGCGACATCAATCCCAACTTCCAAAATCTGAGTGTGGCCGTCAAGACCACCTCGGATTACCAGAGCAACCCGCCCAGTTCAGCCTATGTTCCGCCCTACAACTACACCGTGCCTAACTCTGCAGGCGGAGCAGGTGGATCTGGCCTGAGCCGTTTTTCAGCGGCCATGAATGAGACAGTGGTGGATGCCAAGCACATAGTACATCTCAGCCTCTCGGAAGGCTTGGATTTTTACTGGCCGTTTGGTATGAGCGTGTTAGAGACCATATTCAAAGTTTTCAAGCAAAAAGAGCTGCTGGAAGATGCCGTGCTGATCTATCGCGTGGCTCGTGCCCCAGAACGCAGGATGTTCAAGATTGACGTGGGCAACATGCCATCACACATGGCCATGCAGTTTGTTGAGCGTGTGAAAAACGAGATACACCAGCGCCGCATCCCTAGCAATACCGGTGGTGGTCAACACATCATGGACAGCAGTTATAATCCTCTTAGTATCAATGAAGACTATTTCTTTCCGCAAACAGCTGATGGCCGCGGATCCTCAGTAGAAGTCCTGCCTGGTGGTAGCAATCTGGGCGAAATTGACGATTTAAAATACTTCAACAACAAGATGTGCCGCGGTCTGCGTGTGCCCAGCAGTTACTTGCCCACAGGTCCGGATGACTCTGATCGAACTGTCAACGATGGTCGTGTGGGCACAGCCCTGATACAAGAATACCGTTTTAACCAATACTGCGAGCGCTTGCAACGCTTGATTATCCAAAAACTTGACGATGAATTCAAGATGTTCATGCGCTGGCGCGGTTTCAATATTGATTCGGGATTGTTCTCTATCACTTTCAATCCACCGCAGAACTTTGCTGCTTATCGCGAAGCAGAGATGGATACTACCAGAGTCAATACTTTCCAAGTCATGGATCAAATACCTTACATGAGCAAAAGATTTGTGTTGAAACGCTATCTTGGGCTCAGTGAAGAAGAGATCCAAGAAAACGAAGAACTCTGGCACGAAGAACGAGGAAAACCTGAATCAGCACCGGCTACAGGACAGGATCTCCGATCAGTGGGTGTTAGCCCGGCAGATCTCGAAGCAGATATCACTGCCGGTCAAGAATTTTCTGCTCCTGGAGCAGAGATCGGTGGAGCAGAATTAGGAGCTGTCCCTGGACAACAGCCCGTAACAGCCGCTGGCGCACCCCCAGTTTCGCCGGCTGGCGGAGTCACCGGACTCGCATAAATATCTCTATGCTGCTGTTTGAACTCTACCAACGCGAACCCGAAGCCTACCAGGATGTTGCCCAAGACAACAGCCAACCTCACCTGGGCCAGCTGCGCAAGACCAAACTCACCCTACGACAGCTCAACAAACTGCGCCAGATGAATGATGTCCGAACCTACGAGTTCAAAGAGCGCATCAAAAAAGTACAGCAACAATACGCACCACCAGCCCAGCCTATGATGTAAATCTCTGAGATTTCTGTAAGAATTTCGTCATAATCGCCAATAATACCCTTTAAAACCCGGGATTTTCCCCATTCTGTGTAAATATTTTACAGAGCCATTACTTTGGAGGGTCTCATGAATAAATTTGAACAACTGATCGAGTTTGTGATCAATGATGAAGAGGCGAAAGCCCGTGAGCTTTTTCACGACATCGTCGTGGAGAAGAGCCGTCAGATCTATGAAGAAATGATGGAAGAAGAAACTGTCGAAGAGTCCAAGGACGAAGACGACAAAGAAGAGATGGACGAGTCCATGGAAGAAGCCATGGGCGGTGATCAAGCCGACGATCTCATTGACGACATTGAAGTCGAGGAAGA